TCCTCCACCCTTGACAGACAGTAACACACCCTCAGCTTTCTCCCGCTCAATGATAGAGCAAAGGTGTGAGTCTGCTTCAGGTGTAATAGTTATCACAACTGTAACTCCATCTGTGTAGGCGGCTCTTGTTTCATATTAAGGTATGTATATAAATAGGTTTTAAGCTTTGTAGGTAATTCTCTATGTTGTATATTGGCAAAATATTCTGAAGCTTCTAGTAATCTTTTCTCTTTCCCTTCTTGTTTCTGATACACTGTATGAATACTATGGCAATTAGCACACAATACCCTACATTTAGATCGTTCATTTTTGAATAAGTTTAGGAATCTTTCTGTATTATTATTTGATATAGTTGACACCATGAACTCTTTAAGGGAAGGGTCTAAATGATCGTAAGTTAGAGCGGGAGATTTTTCTATATCTCCTTTACCGTATCCACATTTTTCACACCCTGTTTTAATTTTATCTTCAGCCATAATTTGTAGATTCGGCGCACCATGATACGCATTGACTAGAGTATTATAATAGCCTCGGCATTTTAGACAGAGAGAATTACTTCTCGATTTGAGCAAATGCTTTCCTTTACACATAGGACATAGACTATGCTTATCAGAAGGGTGCTTAGACACCGCATGTTCCTCCATGCCCTGTAATGGAGCAGATATCTGCTGCCTCTACATGCTCTTCGAAATCTTTACCTAGCTTGTCTACGGCATCCTTGTAGGGAACTGGCGTCAAAGGCTGACCTCCCCGCGAGCCATCAGGAAAACAAGTGAAGCCTCTTAGACGGTGGGCATACTTGGCAAGCACCTCGGCGAAGTCCTTTACCTTGTCAGGATTATTATGCTTGGTATCAAAGGCAGGCAAATTAATGGTGCTGCTGATAGCCATGTCTACATATGCCTGGACTTCCGCCTGCAATTTAATGCGCTGCTCCGGGTTACTAGCTAAGCTCAGGGCGCAATCGATATCATCAGGATCGGCCCCATATAGATCACTAAACTCTCTTGCGATCTGCTCGATGACATACTGGTAGCGCCAATTCTTTCCGTCTTTTAAGAACCGTCTCTTGTATGCGGCTGCGAAGATCGGTTCAATACCCGTCGATGTTCCCGCCAGAATGCCGATAGTCCCTGTTGGAGCAATAGCACGATTTGCAACAGGACAAGATATGCTGAGAATACTACTAAAACTAGCAGAGCTATTGTCGGATACACCGCGATAAACAGACAGCCACTGATGTAATTCCGGAACAACTTCATACCTGTATCCTTTCTTAATAAGCCATTCATGCAAGCCCATCAAGCCGAGACCTAAGCGCCTATTCTTAGTTCTTATAGCATAAATTTTTTCGTAAGGTAGATCAGCCTTAAGGGTACCGCACAAAAGAAACTTTGTAGCCAGCTCTGTAATTTCTGCCAGCTCCTCAATGGAGTCAATTCTCCCAAGATTAAGCGAACCCAAATTGCATACATCACTGTCGTCCTCACTTGTCACCTCCGTACAGGCATTACGAAGAGTTTCTTTTTCCTTGTCGAAGAAATTAAAAGAGAAGCCCGGCTCTCCTGTTTGCAAGGCTTGCTGACAGTTAGCTAGAAATATCTCTGAAAGATTGCCTGTTTTCCAGTACTCTATAAGCCACTTGGTATCGTAGTTAATTGATATATTAGTCATGTCCAAGGGGCACGGGAAATTGAAATCTAGATTGCGCACATCCCAGTAGGTAGACTTAGTTCCAGCAATCTTCATGTGGTGCCAGTTCTTGATCTTTAGAAATGCCTCGACATCATGGTGCTGCCAGTTTAAGGAGCCGTATATAGCTGAACGCCGCGCACCTCCTTGGATCACATTGCGCCCGATCTCATTAATCATTTGCATCTTCGGTATGGGGCCGCTGGCGATACCTCCCGTAGAAGTTAGGGCAGAATTGGAAGGGCGATAGTTAGAGTAATCGACACCTATGCCTCCTCCTGTCATGAGACAAAGTTCTGTCTTCTTTGACAACTCAGCCCAGTCTTCACGGGTATCTTCTTCTGCCCTTAGGAGATAACAATTGTTAAAGAATTTTCGGGGTCGTCCTGCGTAATAAAGGTAGCGCCCACCAGGAAGAAACTTTAGATTAGTTATATGCTGAACGAGGGTATCTTTCTCGTCGCCTGTCATGCGATTTTCACATACGTCTGCAACTACGACCTGAGCTAGTTCCGCCCAGGTTTCACAACCATCGCGGGAATACTTCTGATTAAATATATCCTCGGACCATTGGGACCGAAACATAGGATTTTTATTAGATGAGTAGATCATACGGACGCAAGCCTTTTAAGTTGGTTTCACCTGTTTCTGGCCCCTTATATTTTCCCCAGTTGTGACCAACGTCGGCGTCTACGGGAATAATCATTTGCCTACCTTCTATTTCTACGGGGAAGGTCATTAGGTTTAAAGCACGAGGGAGTAGCTTATCAATTTTCTCTTCCTTGAATGATAAAACAAGGGCGTCATGGATCATAGCATGAACCCATACTTCCGGTTCCATTTCTGCATATATTTTTAAAAGGCCCTTGGATATGATATCAGCTACAACAGACTGAGGCCCGTAAGCTATGGCTTTTCGTACAGTATGGTCTGAATACAGGCGGTCATTAAAGATTCTGCGCCTTCCCATAGGGCTGTCCAGATAACCATGCTTCTGAATCTGCCGTGCCACACCGTCTTGCCATCTCTTGATCCCAGGAAAGATGCGGTTGTACATCCTCTGAAACCCTGCAACCACCTTTGTTTCCAGCTTCAGAGAAGACGCAAGAGTTCTTGCAGACCCACCGTAATTCGTACCATGAGCACATCGTTTTGCCAAATCTCTGTAAGTAAAGTTTCTGTAGTATATTCTATCGGCATCTGCCCTTTCTCCAGACAGACCGAAAACCAAGGTCGCAACCATTGTATGCACATCTGATTCCTCCACAGCCTTTATGTAATTTTCATCCTGGGCTAGATAGGCAACTGCCCGTGCTTCCGCTCCCTGTAAATCGCAATAGGCTAAGATACGTCCTTCATCTGCTATGAAAATCTTACGCATCTTCGGATCAATATTCTGGATATTCGCTGAGTGGCGCAAGGGATTATCAGCCGAAGACCAACGACCTGTATCGGTGCCCGCCACATTATAGCCCGCTACCCACCTCTGCTCGGCGCTCAAGGATTTTTTAAGGGTCTGCTCTTGCTTCTCGTAGTCACGTATCTTTAGGATAAGTCTGCAAAAGGGACGTGCCCTGGCATAATATGCAGATATTTTTTCCAGGGTATTTCTGTCCAGGGAAATCTTGACTACCCCCTTAACGGAGCGCGTGTATTCTCGGATAAGAAGTTCTTCGTAAAATAGTTTCTTTAGCTGCAGATGACTTCGACAATTTAACTTGTGCCCAAAGACCGCCTCCGTTAAACGATCCAAGGTAAAAGTTAGTGAGCTAATCTTCTCTCGGCAAAAGGAAAGAACCTCATCTCTTTTCGCCAAATCTATCTTGAAGCCGCGTTTCATCATAGCCATGACAGGGGCCAAGAGACTTCTTTCAAATTCGTATGTCTGCCTGTGTGGAGGGACGAGCTTGGAATTTAAGATGCCATACAATTCGTAGGTCATCATGGTATCCATGGCACAATAGGCCAGATGCTTATCGTGTGGATTTAAATCCTCAAAGGGAGGCTCAAGTTTTTTCATAGGCTTTACCTTAAGAATTCAATAGGGATTGGTTATGGTGCGGATCGCCTCCAAGTCTTTTATCATATCTTGTAGATACCATAAGGCTTTCTTTAGGTCTTGGATTTGATGCTCTTTGTCTTGGTGCTTGATGTTGTAACGAGAAACATACTTGATGATATTGCCTTGGGCATAGGGCATTTCCCACGATTTTATATAGTCGTTGGTTTCTATGCCTTTGTTATAATGAGGTGGACACAAGACCTCTCTATCTTCTTTATCCATCTTGAGTCGAAGTGCTCGCCATGACGGTGAATCGTTCGGTATACCATAGGCTTTCATCAGGTGCCTCGTTTCTTAGGAGAACATTAAGTCTCTTCCTGGAAAAGGAACTGGGGTTTTGTATAATTCTTATGGCGGTCTGCTGCATAAACTCAGGCGCAAAACCTGCAAGCAAGCAGACATCCTCAAAGTAGGCGGCTGTAACTCCTGATACTACGGTAAACCAACGGCGCGCTGAGTTTCGACAGTTGACAGATTCTCTTGATTCATTAGGGGTAACACCCTTCGATGCATCGAGGAGTGCTTGATACACAACGGCACGCCACAGTTTGGTTTCGTCAGAGGGATTATCTTCACGCATCTTTTTTATTTACAGATTTCTTAGTCTTTTTGTTAAGAGTTTTCCATGCCGATACATCGCAATAGAGGGAACCAAGAAAGCCAAGAGATTTCTGCATCTCAGGAGATAGGGAGTGGTGCATCAGCATAGTATCTTCTATAGTTCCTAAGGTTGGGATGCCGTGATGACGAAAGTATGATAGATCGTAAAGAGAATTGTGAAAGACCTTTCTTATTTTAGGATCGGCCAACAATTCAAATAAAAATTTCCATAAGAGTTCTTCTACATCTTTCGGGAACTGATGGTAGCCTTGTTTAGATTTATTCCAAAAGGGTATGACGTAGGAAACATTCTCGGAAGGAGATAAACTTAGGCATGTGATCTGACTTGCTTCGGTTTCTACATCGACGGCTATAAAATCTGTAAGGGCAGACCTGAGCTTAGGTATATCTCGAAGCGGATCATCTATGATGTAGACTTCTCTTTCTTTTTCTCGGAAGCCTTTGAACTTGTTGTGCTCGCAGGCTTTGTTGATGTCCGCAATAACGATGGAACGTAGAGACCAGTCTTTTGTGAACGCGGATAGTCCTGACGTGCCGAGAACTTTAGCCCCAATCTTCTCCGAAAAGTATGGCGTACCCCTGTGATCTGTAAGTCTAGCACCAGAAGTGACAGCCCAGAACGCAATCTTCCCCATAGCGATAACAGCATTTGGTTTTCTCCTCTTTATTTTAGCACACATCTCTTCGATGCGCGGCACAAATTCTTGTTTGACCCAGCCCTTCTCATATCTCGGAAGGTCCGCAAAGAGATCAGAGATATTAACTTGGCTGGGGTCGTATGCAGGTGGACTGCCCTTGAAAAAATGTTCTTCCATCTGCTTCTCGAAAACACAAAAAAATTCTACTTGACCCAGGTCCAAGGAAGACTCTTCAAATAGAGTCTGTATGTCCGAAGAGTAGGAACCGTCAAAAGGATCTGCCGGAGTAGCTCTTCGCTCTGGATAATCTAAGATTACTATCATCTAAAAAATGGGGTGCCTCCCTAAGGAAACACCCCGTCTTTTCTTAGAACGGCGTAGCGTGGCCGTCTGCGGATTCCCAGCCCTTCTGGTTAAAGTTAGTCCAGAAGCCTTCCTTGCCTTCCCCCTTAGGCTTGTGCTGGAGTGTTCCCACTACCTGCTGACCGATAATAGTTTCGACCTGCTCAGTAAAGGGAGGGAGCTTATCGGGTGCAACATTTAGCCAATCGGGATGCATCAGACAGACGAACTTGTGGAGATTATAAAGTCCCTGCCGGGTGCAATTAAAACGCGCATTCTGCTCATACCAAGCACAATTAGTAGTGTCCTGCTGGTCAAGAGCATGGCCCACAACTGGCGAAAGAGTTACTTCGATGAACTCATCACCTGAAGGCCACTTACCTTGGTTGTAATCCTTGACCGTCCAAAGATAGCGTCCCTCAGGATAAGGAGAAGGCTTTGGCAGGTCAGCCAAGGTTGTCTTCGTAGGGTCATACGTTTTCTCTTCGTTCATGATGTTTTACCTTTCATGCGGTTAAAAATGTCCGCCAAATCTAGCGGCTCTTCTTCTTCAATGACCGTAGGTGCAGAGCACTTCAAGGTCATATAGGAATCGGATTGAGTTAGCAATACTCGCACCTCCTCCTTACCCACTCGCTTAACTGCCAGACGCCATATATTATTAAAGAGGCGACCAACATTCAAGGCGAGCGCACGTCCTACCACCTCAGGATAAGCCTTCATCTGGCCTGTTATCTCGTTTTCCACTAGGCGATAGTGCGTATTCACAATTACATTACACGGTACACTAGGACCAGTCAAGAATTGTAGGAAGTGAGTAGCCTTTTTCTGCGCTTCCCAACTACTCTTTCTGCCGTCCTTATTCTTCTTGGCCTCGAAGCTTTCTATGCACTGGCCAAATGCCGTAGCCGTGTCAAGAACCAGGACATCGTTTGGTCCGGTTTCAAAAGTAGGCCCAAGTCCTTCCCAATTTAAAGCCATGGCCGCAGCCTTGTCGGGAGATGTTGGATCATGAACATCAAAGGTATGATAGTTCACATTGTCGGGTTCCTCTAAGTAGTGGTGCAGAATATCAAGACCACTATCAAAGTCGAGGATGCGGAGCTTGTAGCCTGCATTAGCAAGAGATGCCAAGGCCGTTGTCTTACCAGAGCCAGAATCTCCGATGATCATTACCTTAATTCTGGAACTAGCTGGGTGTTCAGAGAATTTCATTTGCTTACCTTTCTGCTTCGTTTGCTTCTGTTAATAGTTTTTCTGTCTGCCACTGGTCACAGAATCTCGATACGTCACACCAAGAAGAGCAACGCCGAGAGAATCCAGGCCGGTGTTCGATAAACATTTTACTCCTATCTTGCTGCAAGTACATCCATTCGGTAGCTTCCGATTCGCTATAGAATTTCTTTACTGCCGTCTTCCTACCGGTTTTCTTTACGGCCCAATTTTCACCGCTATGCCAACGCTCTTCCTTGGTACACTCAGGTAAATTATTTAGGGCTTCCTTATGACTTTCTATTCTTTGGCGCATCCATTCGGCAGTCTTTTCTTGGGGCCACTGAGGAATATTAACAGAGATAATAGAGGTTGGCGGATAGATTACGGGGCTGCGTTCATACCTCGTTGGCGACCAATCAACGAACATGACAATTACTTGCAGTACTTTTAGCTGCCAGTTCGGATAGTTGGCGCGCCACAGGTATGCATAGATATTTAACTGTTCCTCCCATTCAGTAAAATTATTCTTTTCCTTATAGCCAAATGCGTCAACTCGGCACGTCTTATAGTCCTGAAGGATGCCATCCTTATAAACTAAACGATCTGTCTGGCCTGAAATTACCCAATCATTTAGAATAGAAAATAGGCGCATCTCTGGAATAGCATCTCTCTCGGCATGTTGAAGTATGGTATGCATAGTCCTTCCAAGAAGAACTGATACGCAATCGCTAACGTCTATCTCAATTTCATCTTGGTGTTCGGCCTGAAGAGCGAAGATGCGAGAGGGCATAATTAGATCTGTTGCCGAAGCGTTGGCCTCACCTTTGCTATAGATGTCATGCTCAACGGCGGCGACAATAGGTTGAGGCAGACTGTAATGATTGGTAATTTTCATGCTTTGGAATCTTTCATGGTTACCGGTTTGGATTCTTTCATGGCTTTGTTTTCTCGTGCCTTACGTATACGTTTTACTGCCTCTGCAATAAGATCAGCGACCTCTTTTAATTTGGCATCGTTTTCGGCCAACTCCTCGGGGGAATAGGCGAACGGTCCTTCATAAGGTTTCATTTCGTTCGGTCCTCATCCCAACCGTCAAAGCGAAGCACACTTTCGATTTCTGGTTGCCTATCCAATATTGCGCGCCTAACACTCGATCTTGTTACTTGTAGAGGTCGTGACCAAGGTAAAGGAACTAGAACTCCACGCTTCATAAGTTGATGGATATAGCGTTCACTCACGCCCATTGCCTTGGACGCCTTGTTAGCTGTCAGGTATCTCTTCATCGTTTTCCCTTTCGCATTCGGAACAATTCTACTATTGAGCAGGCCGCTGTTTCATAGGTTGTCTTCATCCTCCAACCATAGGTCTAGCTGCGTGCCGTGGAGTGGGCAGCACGGCTCACTAAATACTCCTGTAGTAACGCCAACCTTGACATCATCCGTGCAATAAAGAGTTATGTAATTGTCATAACCGTTTATCTTTATCTTAATTTTCTTATCCTTACCTTCATCGCTATAAACATAACCCCCTTCAATTGACAATTCTTTTACGTCGTGTATTTGCAAGTCCATTTCATTTTCCTTTGTAAGAAAGTACTGTTACTTGATTAAGTAAAGCGTTACACTTCTCATCATCTTGGAAATGCGGATCACCTGTTGCACCTTGAGGATACTTCTTGCCTTTGCCTTGGGCTAAGAATTCTGCTATGGCCTTAGCCTTTTCATCGTCTGAAAGGGTAGGAGCCTTGGCAAATTGCTTACCTCTTTGGTAGTTGGCAAACCAGTTTATCCTTTTTCTTCTAACTGCTTTCTTTGTAACTTCTGTGTAGCGATAGTTAAGCTTGCTGGGTGTATAAATTTCCATTACAGTTCCTCATTTCTCTTATCCCATAGCTCTTTAAGGTAACCATAATCTACATGATCCATGTGGTCACGTAAGAATTCGTCAGCTTCTATTATATTTTTTATTCCTTTCTCAAGAGCCTGACCTAGGCACTCGCGGTGTTCTAATTCCCAGTCGCTAATGCTTTGGCGTACGGTTCTATCTCTCATATTTTATTTCCTTCTATATTAAATTCAAGATAACTATAACAATACATATTAGAAACAGGAACCATAGTTGTACATGGTTGGTATCAAACATAACTTGTAATATTGTTTTTAATCGTTTCATACCAGACGGGTCCAATAAATTGTCCCTATTCGGGTCAATGGCGATCCCTAGTTAACCTCCGAAGTGGTAGACCGATAAAATGTAGACAAGATAAAGACCCATGCCTATAAATAGGAGCTTAATCGCCATTTCCTTTTGCCCTTCCTACTGTAGAGTTTTTTCGAAGGGAGGGTCTTCTCGTGTAAAGCTGGATTTTCCTTGAGATGTTTTGCTATCGGATTTGAATGCTTTCGCTTTCTCCATAAGTTTACGGAGCGTCTCAAGCGTGGCGGCAACATCATGATAATATTCTCCACCGGAAGCATTGACAAAGAGACGCATGATCTCAGGGTTATCGCAATCGAAAGCTAAATCATTGATCTGTCGGACGAGTGAATAAATATCTTGTTCTAAGTAGTCTTGGTTGGTCATCAATTAATTCTCCTTTTTGATATCATGGCACGGACATCAGGTTCTGAGCACATAAGTTGTAAGGCTCCACAATATATGTACCATTCTATATTATACTCGTCTAGTATGTAGCGCAGCACCTCTTTATTTAACATGATTGCACTAGCCAAAGGGTCTATATTTAATTGATCGCATTTAGAAAAATATTCCTCTAATATTTCCCTCAAAGGTTCTCTAAATTCGATCTCTATATCTGTTTCATGCATATCTTCCCCGTTAACTTTTTCATTTCAACTCTCGTACCAGTTCTGGCGTAGACTGCTTACAATCTAAGCATATATAATTATCAAATATGTTTATAACTTCGCCATCTTCATCTACCCAAGCATCCCAACCAATGTTGTTACTTCCGCAATCTTTACAACATAGCCTGCTCCACATTGCACTAATCCTTCGGAGCTTCGTCAGGCACCTCAACTATTTTTAGTTTATCTATCCACGTCCACTCCTCCAGCATGCGCCGGAGCTTAGTCTTTGGCGAGGAGAGGCTCTTGCCAAATGAAGATTGTGCACACTCTTTTTCAAGATAAGCGATGGCTTCATAGGGGTCAGTAAAAATCTCTGTATGTGCCCGAAGGTAAGAGGGCTTTGCTATGTAAGTTTTCATATCTTTATCCTTGGGTTAGAAGGAGAGGCTTGGCACTCTTGCGCGGACCATGAGCCCTTGGGGAGAATGCCTTGGTATGCTCGGACGGCCCCTTCGACCGCTTTCGGTTATCTTAGCATGCCGTAATGATTGAGCAGCACAAGTTCCGGGAAGATTAAAACCGGAGACGCGCTCAACGGAGGGAACATGCTAGATTACTGACGCCGGTCGCCATGGGAGTACCCCTCCAGATCGACATAACTGTAATATACCTCCTCTTCATCCTTAAGATCATCCTCGGAGAAGCCATGAGCGAGCACCTTTTCAAGGGCCTCGTCGCGTGTGATGGCTCCATCTGCCATGGAGAAAATTAGGCTATGCATAAAGAATCTTTGTCTTTCATCGTTCATATACTACCCCTATCTCAGGTAAGTATTGGCCGGATGTGAGGGCTATCGCCAGAAGGATAACCCCCACAAAGAAAAAGAACAGTAAGTTCATGCCGCCAACAAGAAAGGCTCTGCTTTAAACATAGCACGAGCATCGTCCTGGCGTGCTTGAAGTGAAGACATGGTATTCTTATTGCCCTTGAATGTACCCCTCTTGGCTACACTGCAGGGGAACATCTCCGAGTCATGGGATGACCAATAAGTAATGGCAGAGGAGAAAGCAAACAGGGTATCCCCATAGTT